TTCGTCAAGCTGGTGGATAAGTTTTTAAAAAATCCTTAAATTTTAAAATATGGCTCAAAAAAGGGAGTAATTCGTGCTACAATCATAACTGTAGATGGATTACTCTTCTTTGTGTTTCTCATTTGTACCTCCTTTTTCCATAATTTATTTCTCCTTGTATCTCCCAGGCGTAAAGGGAGAGCGGTTCCCGCCCCTGAAATGGTTGCCGTAATCAGGCGGGGCTTTTTGCCTTGCCTGATTTTTTATTTTTATTTAAAAAGGTGATATTTTGGAACTAAAAACAATTAAACTTAGTGATATCAAACCATACAAAAACAACCCACGGAAGAATGACCAGGCTGTTGACGCTGTGATGGAGAGCATTAAACAATGCGGATACGTTGCGCCAATTATCGTTGACGAGGATTTTGTAATTTTAGCGGGGCATACTCGCTATAAAGCCCTGAAAAAGCTCAAAAAGAGCAACGCAGAGGTGATTGTTAGAACTGGTCTTTCCGAGGAGCAGAAGAAAAAATACAGGATTTTGGATAATAAAACCAACGAATTCGCGGATTGGAATTTTGAATTGTTGGAAACAGAGCTGGAAGGGCTGGATTTTGGAGAGTTTGATTTTGGGTTATCCGGCGAAATCGCAGAGTTTGAACCAAAGGGGGAAACGGAGTTTAAAGAGCAGGGAACAGGGCTAGAGGAATCTAGTGCAAAAGAATGTGAATGCCCTGCGTGTGGCTTTAAATTTTATTTATGAAAATATTGTATGGAATCCCCTACATGGGGTCAAAAACGAAAATTGCGCCTGATATTTTAAGGCAACTGCCAAACGGAGAAAGGTTTGTGGATTTGTTTGGCGGCGGGTTTGCGATGAGCCACGCCGCATATCTGAGCAGGAAATATAAGCAAGTCCTGTACAACGAGTATGAGCCGTTACTAGTGGAGCTTATACAAGCCGCACTGCGAGGGGATTTCAACTACAGCAAATTCAAGCCAGAGTTTATAACCAGAGAACAGTTTGAGCAGAGAAAGAATAAATCCGGCTATGTAAAATATATTTGGTCGTTTGGAAACAACGGGAAAAACTATTTATTTGGAAAAGACATTGAGCCATTGAAACACGCCGCACATGATTTTGTTGTGTTTGGCAATCGCTCAAAATTGCTTGATAAAATTCACCCCCAAATTCAGAGGGCTGTGACGGCAAGAGACATTCACACACGGCGAGAACAATTTTGCGGATTCGCAAGAAAATATGCGAAACGATTTGACCTTCAACAGCTTGAACAGCTTGAACGGCTTCAACAGCTTGAACAGCTTGAACGGCTTCAACAGCTTGAACAGCTTGAACAGCTTGAACAGCTTGAACAGCTTGAAACAAAGTGTGGAAGTTATTTAGATTATAAATATCAGCAGGGAGACATCGTTTACTGCGACCCGCCATACGAAGGAACGGCAGACTATGGGGGTGCTTTCAATTCGGACGAATTTTACGAATGGGCAATCACACGCCCATATCAGGTGTGGTTCAGCTCTTATAAAATAAGTGATAATCGCTTTAGACTCGTTTGGGCAAGGCAGTTAAGAGCAACAAACGGTGGAGCAAAGTCAGCCAAAATGAATTTTGAGTGCTTATATACAAACAAGTGAGGTGAAACGGAATGGGGCGACCAAAAAAAGAAATCAATCAAAGGCAGTTTGAAAGCCTTTGTGGATTACAATGCACACAACAGGAAATTTGCGATTTTTTTAATTTAACTGACAAAACCCTGACAAATTGGTGTAAAAAAACGTATGGGGAAAGTTTTTCCGAAGTGTTTCGCCAAAAGAGGGGAAACGGGAAAATATCACTCAGAAGAAGCCAATGGCAAGCGGCTGAAAAGGGCAATGCAAGCCTGTTGATTTGGTTGGGGAAACAGTATCTTTCTCAGTCCGAAACACCAGCAAAGGAAGCTGAAAAAGAGGATTCACAACCGTTTGACATTCCCGCAAAGCTGATGGCGGCACCTTACTTTGATATGCACAGAGATATTTGCGACAAAGAACATGTGGAATATGTGACTTATGGTGGGCGTGGCTCTGCTAAATCCTCTTTTGTCTCATTGGAAATTGTAAATCTGATTAAAAATAACCCTGATATCCATGCTGTTTGCGCCAGAAAAGTTGCAAATACTCTCAGAGATTCGGTTTTTTCACAGATTATCTGGGCGATTGATGCGCTGGGACTTTCTGCGCAATTTGAGAGTAAAGTAAACCCAATGGAGATTACCTACACTCCCACGGGGCAAAAAATCTACTTTCGTGGTGCAGATGACCCCATTAAGCTAAAATCCATTAAACCCAGATTTGGCTATATTGGCATTTTGTGGCTAGAGGAACTAGACCAGTTTCACGGCGATGAGGAATGTCGAAACATTCAGCAGTCTGTAATTCGCGGCGGTGATGAAGCTTATATTTTTAAGAGCTTTAACCCCCCGAAAAGTGCTAATAACTGGGCGAATATGTATGTTTCAGGAACAAAGGATAACCGCTATGAACTGCACACGGATTATACACAAGTGCCTAAAAAGTGGCTGGGAAAAGCTTTTTTGGACGAAGCAGAATATCTCAAAGGAATAAACCCCACAGCTTACGAACATGAGTATTTAGGCATTGCAAACGGCAATGGTGGCGCAGTGTTTGAAAATGTGAAGGCTGAGACAATCACAACTGAACAAATCGCAGGATTTGATAAGATTTACAACGGCGTTGACTGGGGATATTTTCCCGACCCGTGGGCGTTTGACAGATGCTATTATGACTCCGCTCGCAGAACCCTTTACATCTTCGGGGAGCTGGAAGCAAACAAAAAAGGAAATAGGGAAACCGCTGACATGCTCCTGGAATACGGCTTAACTCGTGAAGATAAAATCACAGCAGATGCGGCAGAGCCTAAATCTATTGCAGATTATAACAAATACGGGCTGAAATGCCTTGCAGCCAAAAAAGGTGCAGGCTCGGTTGATTACTCCATGAAATGGTTGCAATCCCTAAACGCCATTGTAATCGACCCCGATAAATGCCCCAAAACGTACAGGGAATTTATCAATTATGAGTATGAACGCACTAAAGATGGTGAAATTGTTAGCGGATACCCCGATAAGGATAACCATCACATTGATGCCGTGCGTTATGCAATGGAAATCGTGTGGAAAAAGCCAGGTGACGGAAATAATCAGGATTATAAGCCTTGGCTAATTTAAGGGGTGAGAAATTGAAAACTTATCAAGATTTGCTGGCAATCGCTCAGGATGATGCATCTAAGGCGGCATTTTGCATTCAGGCGATTGAAGAACATAGGGCTAGTGAGATGTATCGGATTGCCGTTGATGCGGAACTTTATTACGCCAAGCGGAATGTTACAATCACAAAATTCCAAAAGCTCCTGTACACGTTGCAAGGACGGTCTGTGCCTGACCTGTACAGCGCAAACTATAAAACTAAGTCAGGTTTTTTCCGCAGAATGGTAATTCAGCAGGTACAATATGTGCTATCAAATGGCGTTACCTTTAAGGATAAAACCACAAAATCTAGATTGGGTGCTGACTTTGACTTCCAGATTCAAAAAGCGGCTAAAAAAGCTATGGTTGACGGCGTTTCGTTCGTTTTTGCGAACTTTGACCACGTAGAAGTTTTTGGACTTGCGGATACCTCTGTTTCGCCTGGATTTGTGCCGCTCTACGATAGAGACACAGCGCAGTTAAAATCCGGTGTGCGCTATTGGTACTCTGGCGATGTTTCAGGCGAAACACTTCACTTCACGTTGTACGAGCTTGACGGATACACAAGCTATATTCGCCCTCACAATAAGGACGGATTTGTAACTGAGCCGAAGCGAGGATACATCAAGAGAGTGTCCAGCACTCAGTCTGGCGGCGTGGAATCTGTCGATTATAGCAATTATGCAGATTTTCCCATTGTTGCCATGTTCGCAAACGACCTACACGAATCTGAGCTAATAGGAATCCGTGAAAGCATTGATTGCTACGACTACATTAAAAATGGACTGGCAAACGATATTGATGATACCAGCGGAATTTACTGGACGCTGAAAAACTCTGGTGGAATGGATGATATCGATTTAGCAAGATTCTTAGAGCGAATGAGAGTTGTAAAAGCGGCAACTGTTGATGATTCGGACGCAGAAGTTCAGGCGCACACGCTTGATGTTCCTACGGAAGCACGGACGGCAATGCTCAAAGTGCTGAATGATGATTTGTATCGTGATGCTATGTTATTGGATGTTTCTGCACTTTCTGCTTCCAGCAAAACGGCAACAGAAATCAGAGCGGCATATCAGCCACAGGACGATAAATGCGGTGATTTTGAGTATCTTATCACCGAGTGTATCAACGGCATTTTGAAAATTTTTGGAATTAATGATACTCCCTCTTACAAGTGGAACAGAATCGCTAACCAGAGTGAGGAAACTCAGACGGTGCTTTCCGCAGCTCAATTTTTGGACGATGAAACAATTTTAAATCACCTCCCCTGGATTACTCCCGAAGAAGTGGAATCAATCTTGCAACGCAGAGCAGAGGACGATTTAACGCGACTTACGAGCGGAGAACAAGAGCCAGAGCCGAAAGAAACAGGTGGAGAAAATGAAAGAATCAACCAATGATTACTTTGCAATGCTTGTGACAATTTTGCTGTTTGCGTTTTTTGGTGATTGCATTGGCGAATAAAATAACTAAAAACGCTGATTCAGCGCACAAAAAGACTGATAAAGAGCTTGCAAAGTTAGAAAAACGTATCAGCTCAGTTTACAAGAAGGCTTATGAGGATATGAACCAAACTGTATCCGATTACTTTTTGGAATTCAAGGCGGATGATGAAGCACAGCTCCAACGGCTGGAGAATGACGAAATCACCAAAAAGCAATATAACGATTGGCGCATTAGAGAAATGGCACAAGGACGGCGGTTTGTTGCAATGCGTGATGCTCTGGCTGAGCGCATGACTAACGCTAACGAAATTGCTATTGGCTACGTCAACGACAATATGGCTAAGATTTACGCCCTAAACCAAGCTTTTACCGTTACGGACATTATAAAGCAATCACAGGCAACAAAGACGAAAAATAATCGGCTTGTGCAAGAAAACTGGATACTCTATGACGAGAGAACGGTTAAAAGGCTGCTCAAAGAGCAACCGGACATTATGCCTTATTACCCAAAATGGAAAGCTGTGAAGCGTGGGTTTGATTTGGATTTTGGCAAGCGAAAGATAACCGCTCACGTCACAAGCGGAATCCTGAAGGGCAGTGATGTGAACCAGATTGCTACAGAATTAATGGACTCTGTAACCACAATGAGCCAAACTAGTGCAATTAGAGCGGCGAGGACTGGCATCACAGAAGCCGAAAACGCTGGCAGAATGGCGGGAATGCAACAGCTTGCAGAAAAAGGAGCAATCCTTGAAAAACGCTGGATAGCAACGCACGATGCACGGACACGCCCTGAACATGCAGAAGCGGATGGACAAAGAGTGAATCAAGATGAACCCTTTATCGTTGGTGGCGAAAAACTTATGTACCCAGCAGATGATAAGCTAGGTGCCAGCGCATGGAATGTATACAACTGCCGATGCTCTGTAGCGGCTGAATTTATCGGCTTCAAAAAGTTGGATTAAATGAACCGTAAAAGTGTGATATTATGAGCATAGAAGTAAAAATTCAAAACAATAGCGAAGAAATCACAAAAGATTTTGAAAACGCTATTGAAAGGGCTTTAATGGCTATTGGTGAAACCGCTGTGACTCATGCAAAGGATTTGCTGACGGCTCAAAAAGCTGTAGATACTGGACGCCTTAGAAATAGTGTTGCTTATGCCAGTAAAACGCACCCAGCAAGCACCATCAAATTTTCTGAAGCTGACCAAAAAGCCGGAAAGAAAGGCGAATCCTCTCTGGTAAATACCTCTGAGGAAAATGTGGTATATGTGGGAACGGCTGTGCATTACGGAACTAAAATCGAGTTTGGCACAAGCAAGATGAGAGCACGCCCATATATAGCACCAGCAGTTTCCCAGCACTCTGATGAGTACCGAAACATTATCAAGCAATCACTGGAAAACGCTTAAAAACTTACTGATTAAATAGCGGGGATATCCGCTTTTTAATACAATTTATCGCCACAAAGCACCGTGGACAAAGGAAAGGAAGATAAAATTGTCACTTTCTCGCAAACTTTTGAAGGGCATGGGTTTGACCGAAGAACAGATTGAAACCATTGTTTCCGAACACGCTGAGACCGTAGACGGCTTAAAGGGTGAAATCGCCCGATACAAGCAGGAAGCACAGCAGGCGCAAGAAGCGAAAGAACCCGCTCCAAACCCCCAGGAATCTGAGTGGAAAACTAAGGCAGAGGACTGGGAATCT